AAGAGCATGAACCTGAAGAAGAATTCGACCCAAGCACAGACTTCTGAACTAAAGCGTCCTAATCCTCCTACTGAGGATATGGTACGTCGAGCACAATTCGTAGACAAGACGTACGTGTGGAAACAGAAGTGAGTCTAATCTTTGATTTAGAAACCAACGGATTACTGAGAGATGTTTCTACCATCCACTGCCTTGCTATTCACGACCTCAGTACAAAGAAGACTATCACGTATAACGACACGGGTAACCAAGAACCTGTCGTACGTGGGATACAACGACTTCAAGATGCTGATACCGTCATTGGTCACAACATCATTGGTTATGACCTGCCTGTTATTCGCAAGCTATTCGGCTGGTTTAAGTCTCCTACTTGTGTTATTGACACTCTGCTGTTATCTCGTCTATATCACCCTGACATGATCAAGGTTGATAAGAAGCGCAACTGGAAACACATGCCGTTGAAGCTATATGGCAGACACTCATTGGAATCCTATGGCTACAGATTAGGTGAGTACAAAAGTGAGTTTGGGAAAACCACTGATTGGAAAGAGTGGTCACAAGAGATGGAGGACTACTGCGCAACCGATGTAAAAGTAACGACTAAATTATGGCAACACTTCGAGAAATTACTTGCGAAACCTGCGGAGTAGGGTTCCAACCTAGTAGAAAAGATCACGTATTTTGCTCTGTTAATTGTAGAGTTACAGCATACCAGCGGAGGAAGAGAAAGGCTCTTGCAGATATCAAGCTCAATGCAGGATGCTGTGTATGTGGTTACAACAAATGCCACGCTGCTCTTCAGTTTGATCATATCAATCCTTTAGAAAAGTCATTCAACATTGGAGAAAATACTGGCTCTAAACCTCTCGATGTTCTGATTGCAGAGACAGAGAAGTGCAGAGTCATTTGCGCTAATTGTCACGCTGAACACACCTTTGAAAACAAACACCACTTTATTACCCGAGTGGGTACAACTTGAACATGACGTTGCACGAATCCTCACAGAACAGGAACAGCATGGATGGCAATTTGACGAGGTTGCTGCATGGGCGCTTACATCGACTCTCAGAGAAGAACTTCGAACTACTGAAGAGTTACTACGAAGGAAACACCCTTACGTCGCAGGAACAGTCTTCACTCCGAAACGAAATAATGGCCCACAGGGATATGTCGCCAATGCGCCATTTACAAGACTGAAAGAACTCAATCCTACATCACGAGACCACATCTCATGGATATTGCGAACATACTATGGCTGGAAGCCAACCCAGATGACAACTACTGGGAAGCCAATCGTAGACGAAGTTATACTGACAGACATTGGATCTCCGATTGCTATGGAGTTTCTGAAATGTTTGACGGTAACGAAAATGCTTGGTCAGATCTCGGAAGGCACGAACGCTTGGCTCAAGTTATGTACGACTAATGGGAGAATACATCATCATTGTTCCGTTGCTACTAATACCCACCGCTGTGCTCATCGGAATCCAAATCTCGCACAAGTAAATTCAGATGAAAGATTTAGACGACTCTTTATTCCGAGCAAAGGTCTCACTATGGTCGGGGCTGACCTGTCTGGTATTGAGCTGCGTATGCTTGCTCATTATCTTGCACGGTACGACGGAGGAAGATACGCCAAGCTATTACTTGAGGATGACATCCACCAAGTCAACGCAGACAAAATAGGCATCACACGAAAACAGGTCAAGACTGTCACGTATGCCTTTCTGTATGGTGCAGGTGACGAGAAGATAGGACATAGCTATGACGCACAACTATCTACAACAGCAGCCAAACGTAAGGGAAAGGAGATCCGTGCAGCATATGTGGATGCAGTTGAAGGACTGGGTACACTGCTTGAGGCTATTAAGAAAGCTGCGGAGAAAGGATCCATCAAGTCTATCGATGGAAGAAAAATTGCTGTTGATTCACCTCACAAGGCACTGAATTACTTGCTCCAGTCAGGAGCTGGTGTCATTGCTAAGCGATGGATGGTGATCAACCAAGACCAAATAAAGGAACTACAGCTCTGTTGCAGTCAACTGGCGTTCGTTCATGATGAACTGCAATTTGAAGTAGATCCAAAACATGCAAACGACTTACGTTCATCCCTGGTACTTGCAGCTACAAGAGCTGGAGAGTACTACAACATGCGAATCAGAATCGACGCTGAAGCTGTCGAAGGAAACAACTGGAGCACCACCCACTAATGCTTTATTCAAAAAAGAAAAAAGAAATCAAGTCCACTAAGAAGTCCACTCGCCAAGGTCAAGGACGCCTGTCTAAACCAAAAGGTGATCGTAAGATGAGTAGGGGTCAAGGTAAATGACCAAACTACTGATCGACGCTGATTATATCGTTTACAAGAACTGCGCTTCTGCTGAGTATGATATTGATTGGGGCGATGATGTGATCATGGTCGGATCCAGATTCTCTGAAGCATATAATGGCGTTGTCAGGGATCTTGACCGTATTAAATCTGAGTTCTTTGATCCTGATATCATTCTGTTCTTCAGTGACGCTATTAACTTTAGGAAGCGTGTTGATCCCGACTATAAAGGTCACAGGAACCGTAAGAAGCCCTGTGGATACCGCCGAGTAATCCACAAACTACATGAGGAATACGAGGTAATCCGTATGCCTGAATTAGAAGCTGATGATGCCCTTGGTATTTATGCAACATCGAATGATGACTGCATTATCGTCAGCCCTGATAAGGACATGAAACAGATACCTGGTGACCTCTATAACATGGATGAGATGTTCACAATCACGCCTTCTGAAGGCTGGGAGTGGTTTCTTGTCCAGACACTAGCAGGCGACTCTACAGACGGCTATTCTGGTGCACCTGGCTTCGGTATAAAAACTAGCCAAAAATTTTTTGCCGAAAATGGATATACTTGGGATAGTGTTGTCAAAGCGTTTGAGCAAAAGAATCTCACAGAAGAAGATGCATTGCGAAACGCAAGACTTGCAAAAATCCTTACTTCTGAAGATTATGACGGACAACCAATCCTTTTCACTCCCACCTATGCCAGTGACAAGTCTGACTGTGGAGCAGGAGTTCAAGATGAGGAGGATGCAGGATCTACTGGAGAAATGTCCTAGAGAGGAGATGATTCCATTGTTCATGCAACTCCAAAAAACTAATTTTATTCTTACCAATAACGTAGGTGCCCTTTTAAAGGCATGGAAATGACTAAACCACCAACCACTTGGCAAGTAATGAATGACCTTAATGAGGCATTCAATCAAATTGGAACCTTTGACTTCTTGCTTGATCAGCTTCAACGTCAAGTTGACGCGCAGGATCAACAAGGTATTGTTGACACATCTCATGCCTTGCTTGCATTCCTTCCTCCATACATCCAGAACTTTGATGAAAAATTTAAGGTTGCATGGGAACAAACGGTAGAACCTGAGCTAGTAAACGTTGACTGGGAAGGTGAAAAATGACTCACCCACTGACTGACGAGATCTGCGACATGATTCAGGACTCCATTCATCCTTGTGACCCTGCAAACATGCGTGCTGCCGCTGATTGGCAGTTGGAAAAGATCATGGCGTGGTCTTACAAGCATCTCTATCCCGACCAGATCAATGCTTTGGTATCAGAGATGAGACCTACAGCAGACAGTTATCCATGGCTGGACACTACCTATGATGGGTTCAATGAAGAACAAGCGTTGAAAGCACTGGACAAACTACATAAAGAAAATGGAAAAGGTATGGAGGAGTTATCAAATAAATGACTAGCATTCGCCATTCGGAAACACCGAATGAATATAAAACTTATTTATTAAAATGAATACTTGCTCCAAATGTAAAGTAGGTGAGAGATACAGTACAGGACCATATTGTAGACCTTGTACCAAGGTATATAATAGAGAGCGGCTTCAAAAAAAACGTGACTTTGTTAATGAATATAAGTTAGAAAAAGGTTGTGCTCAGTGTGGGTACAACGCTCATCCTGTAGCACTCGAACTGAATCACATTGACCCTACAACTAAATTATATTCTATTGGGCGACAGCTAATTAGCATCTCAATGGAAAATCTTGTGCTAGAACTTGCCAAGTGCGAAGTTCTCTGTGCTAACTGCCACCAAATCCACACCTATGAAAACGGACACCACCTCTCCTAGTTATTACACCCGTGGTTCTATTGAAATTTGGGATTTCATCCGAGACCAAGACCTGAACTACCACCTTGGTAATGCTATTAAGTATATTTGCAGAGCCGGTTACAAAAGTCCTACGACGAAAGCGGAGGACCTTAAAAAAGCTATCCACTATCTTGAAAATGAACTCACCCACACAACATTGCAAGAACGAGTCTCTATCGGATCAAGCGATTCATTTCCGAACAGCATATGGGATCCAGAACAGTTTGGAGAACCGGACTATGCAACGGGCTTTGATCGATGAAGAGTTCAAAGAGTTCTTGTATGCCTGTGATAATGAAGGGTACGAACAAGAGCTAAAAGAGTTAGCAGACCTTGTTTATGTGGCGTTTCAATACGCTGAAAATATGGAATGGGATCTAGAAGAAGCATTGGATCGTGTCCATAAATCTAATATGTCTAAGCTTGGATTGGATGGTAAACCTATCCGCCGTGCTGATGGCAAGGTCCTGAAGGGACCACATTATCAACCACCTATTTTGAACGATCTTGTCAATGTCTGAATTTATTTCTCGCACCGGACGTGTGCAATCTTGGATCGATGATCCTGAAGGTCGGCTGCCTGTAAGCTGTACCGTCTTTGTTGTTGATGACACAATGGAAGGTCCCAATGGAATCGAAGCATCATGGCGTTTCGTCTCTCATGCACTCCGCAATGGCGCTGGATGCGCGGTGCACCTTAGTGAACTACGACCGCGAGGAAGCGATAATGGTCATGGACTTGTTGCTTCAGGTCCAGTATCGTTTGGGCGAATTTATAGTAGCCTCAACGAAACACTCCGACGAGGTGGAAAGTACAAGAACGGAGCTGTCGTCCTTCACTTAGATGCTAATCATGCAGACATCGATGAGTTCATCACAACACCACGTGAGATCTTGCCATGGGTAAAGCGTTGTGTTAATCTCACCGATGAGTGGTGGGAGAACATGGATATCATCACTCGTCAAAAACTACTCAAAGGAATTAAAGCCGGTGATATCTGGCTGAACAAAGTTAAGTATGAAGGAACCCAACGTATTCGAGGTAACGTCTGCCTCGAAGTGTACCTGCCCAGCCGAGGAACGTGTCTCTTACAGCATATTAATCTTGGAGCCACAAACTACGAAGACATCCCAAGTGCTTACCGTCAAGGGATGTCGCAACTTTGCGATCTCCATGGCCGAACAGGTGTTGGAGAGACTGGAGAATACCTCGATCCATCCGTTGATCGACAAGTTGGACTTGGAGTGTTGGGTCTCGCAAACCTCCTGCGCCGGTACAATGTCTCTTATGAACAATTTGGACGAGCACTTCAGCAGTACAATTCAGGAGTTTCTAAAGCAACAGTCGCATACGAACTCGTAGCACGTATCGCTCAGGGCATCAAGGAAGCCTCTGAAGTTGCACGTGTGAACAATATGGTTCGAGCGTTTGCTATCGCTCCCACAGCGTCTTGTAGCTACCGCTCAAAGGACGTTGATGGATTCACCTGTACTCCAGAAATTGCTCCACCTATTGCACGGACTGTTGACCGTGACTCTGGCACCTTTGGTGTCCAAACATATGATTATGGCGAAGTAGAAATCGCATCCGAAGTTGGATGGGATAACTACAAAGCTGTAGCTGATGGTATGATGGAATTGTACCAACGCAGCGGACTTCTTCATGGTTACTCATACAACTGGTGGTCTGATTTGGCTATCATGGATGAGGACTTTATTGAAGAGTGGCTTAGGTCTCCGCAAACTTCTCTTTATTACAGTCTCCAAGTAATGGGCGACGTGCAAGATAAGTCAAATGCCTACGCCGCATTGGATGAGGAAGACGTAAATGACTATCTTGCTAGCCTATTTGAGGAGACAGAAACTGAACCTCAATGTGATTGTCAAGAATGAACCCTTACGAAAAACTGATGGCGCGGAAGCGCAAATGGACACCGGTCAAACCTGTTGCCGGTATTTGCAAAGAAGGTGCGGAGGAAACGATCCACCGTGCACTTGCATTGCGACACATGGAACTGCCTGTGGGAGATTTTATTAATGATGCCCTTGCCACTGAAGTACCTGAGGTCTCCCGAGACCTACTCGTCAGTAATGTACGGGATGAAGAGAACCACGACTTGGCACTTGGTTACATCGCCGATGCTTACGGCGTTGATGAAAAGTCTGAGGCGGAAGCAATGGCACTCCGCAAAGCGTGGGTGTCGCATCCAGATCACACGGTACTCAAAGCAATGGTTGCCGAACGTGCGATTTTCTTTGTTCTACTCCCGTTCTTTCGATTTAATGGTGACGCTGCAATGCGTACGACCAGCGCAGACATAAGCAGAGATGAACAAATTCACGTTGCTACCAATAGCCTTGTTTGTCGGGAGCTGGGGCTTGATATCTCTCCTAGTCTTGATAAACTCCGCAAGGCAACTATCAACTGGGTGATGCAACCTCTTAAAGTTGGTGCATCCGATAAATATTTGGACAAAAAATTTTGGCTGGATTCCAGCGACCGGTTGATGTACGAAGGCAAGGCTCCCGAACTTTCTGCTACTAAGTCTGCTCGGATGCCAGCGTTCTTTGAACATAGTAATGTCAACCTACCTCAGTACGCTTGAGACATTGGGCATGGAACACCGTGCCCTTGTCAATGAGCTAGAAGAAAACTTCCCACCCATTACTCCTTCACCGGAGGATACAATCGAAAAGATTATGTACCGCTCCGGTCAACGTTCTGTTGTGGAGTGGTTGTTAAACCGCTTAGAAAACAACCATGGGTAAAAAACGTAAACAAGCGATCAAACAGATCAATAAAGACAAAGGCGAGCTTAAGGCTGGTGATCTCCTTAGGATTTCAAGAAAAACTGGTCTAAAGCTGGGCCAACTTGCTGATATAGCAAGTAGAAAAACAGATAAAACTGTAGAAAAATCTACTATTAAGTCAGCCAGAAAAAAACGTAAAGTATCTGAAGCAAAAAAAGAAGCTGCCCGTGCTGCTGCTAAGGTCAAGGACATTCCTAGTGGCATTGACGGTAGGAGCAAACCATTTGTAAAATATAAACCTCAACCAGAAGCACTTGAAGAAGCAGCTGAAGCTCAATTCAAGGTAAAAAAAGCCAAAGGATTAAGCAAGCCTAAAACTCTAAAAGGCACAGGCAAGATTCTTGAAAAGTTTAAAAAAGGTAGAGCCGCTAGAAAAGCCTCTATTAAAGGCATGGAGAAAGAGGTCAAGCGACCTGATTATGCTGAATATGAATCCAGAGTAAAGGACATCCAAGAAGGAAAAGGTGATGCAGCATCCTATGCTTACTCAGGTAAATTCCAAGACCTTGGTAAAAAATTAGGTGTTGGATATAGCCCAGGAGAAAGGCAAGCACGTACAGCATCCCGGTTTGAAAAACTAACATCCGGGCTTAAGTCTACCTACGAAACGCCTGCTCAATCTCGGGAGCGTCGTCGTGGACTGGGCAAGAAAGCTATGGAAGCAATGAGGATTAGTTAAATGAAAGCAAAACAAAGATATGATGCACTACGATCNACAAGGGATGATTTCCTGGATCAAGGTGTNGCTGCTTCTCGCCTTACTCTTCCTTACCTTGTCAAGCAAGACGAGGATGATAGCACACATAAGAACCTTACAACTCCTTGGCAAAGTGTAGGTGCTAAAGGTGTAGTCACCTTGGCATCTAAACTGATGCTAGCATTGCTTCCTGTCAACACATCGTTCTTTAAGCTTCAGATGGATGAGACATCCCTGCTGAAGTATAATATGGACCCAACTGTTAAGTCTGATCTTGACTTGACGTTTGCTAAGATTGAACGTACACTGATGGAAGCTATCTCCCATTCAGATGATAGGGTTGTGGTACACCAGGCATTGAAGCATCTGGTTGTCACTGGTAATGCTCTCATCTATATGGCAAAGGATAAACTCAAACTCTATCCTCTCAACCGTTATGTTGTTGAACGTGATGGTATGGGTAATGTGACAGAGATTGTAACCAAAGAAAAAATCAGCAAAAAATTGGTAGAGAATATGCTACCTGAGAAAATGCGTGAGCCCAATCCTCCTATGGATCAGGCTGAGAATCGCACACGTGCTGATGAGGTTGACATCTATACTCACATCCGTAGGGAGAACAACAAGTTTGTCTGGCACCAAGAGGTGTATGGTAAGATTATTCCTAACACCCGTGGTAACTCTCCCATCGACACAACCCCATGGCTACCGCTACGGTTCAACACTGTAGATAATGAAGCCTATGGTCGTGGTCGAGTAGAAGAATTCATTGGAGATCTGAAGAGTCTTGAGGCATTGTCTCAGGCACTCGTAGAAGGCTCTGCAGCAGCTGCTAAAGTTGTCTTTACTGTTAGCCCTAGCAGCACTACTAAACCTGCTGTACTGGCTAAGGCAGGCAACGGAGCTATTGTTCAGGGACGACCTGATGATATTGGTGTAGTGCAGGTTGGCAAAGGTGCTGACTTTGCAACTGCATCACAGATGATACAACAACTTGAACGTCGTCTTGCTGAGGCATTCCTGATCCTGAATGTACGGGACAGTGAACGCACCACAGCAGAAGAGGTTCGTATGACACAGATGGAACTGGAGCAACAGCTTGGAGGCTTGTTCTCTATGCTGACTGTTGACTTCCTGGTTCCCTATCTAAACCGTAAGCTTAGTGTCTTCCAACGTTCTGGTGAGATTCCTAAGCTGCCTAAAGATATGGTCAAGCCTACGATTGTTGCTGGTGTGAATGCACTGGGTCGTGGTCAAGACCGTGAAAGTCTTGCAGCATTCATGACAACCATTGCACAGACTATGGGTCCTGAAGCTATTGTCAACTACATTAACCCTGAGGAAGTCATCAAGCGTCTTGCTGCTGCTCAAGGTATTGATGTTCTTAACTTGGTCAAGACTGCACAACAACTACAGCAAGAACAGCAAGCTGCTGCTGAACAACAACAGCAAATGGCTATGATGCAACAAGCTGGTAAGTTTGCTGAAGTCGGACAAAAACGCGAACAACTAGAAAATGAGCGAAACACCCAAACCCCGGCAGGCTCGCCGCCGGAAGCCTAAGGCACAACCTGAAGTTACAGTACCCATTGAAGTAGAAGATCAGAACCCTGATGACTGGTCTCCTGAAGATGAGTACAAGCGTAATTCACAACAGGATGGTCCTTATAAACCACCCGAACATATGGTCAATCCTCCTGACCCCGAGCGGTACTTGAAGAAAGATCGTATTGGTAAACAAAAATCAGTCCGTTCTCCTGGTACTAAAGTAGAACGTGTTGGTCTTGGAGGACTGACTGTTATCCACTCTAACCCTATCGATTACTATGGCAACCTTGACGTATGATCCCACTCCTGCTGACCAGCCTGAGTTCACTGAAGATGAGTTGAACTCTATTGAAGTTGGTGAGCAGCTTGCACAACAACAAGAACAACTTCTTGCTGGTAAGTATGAGAATGCTCAGGAGCTTGAGAAAGCTTATCTTGAACTTCAATCTAAAATGGGCAATGACCAGGAAGACGAAGTTGAAGAAGAACCTGAAGAGGAGTATGAGGAAGAGTCTGAAGACGTAGAAGAAGAGGAAGTAGAAGAAGAAGAGTATGAGATTACCGATGAGGATATCGAAGCTCTTCAAAATGTAGTTGGTGGTTCTGAAGAATACGAACAGATTATCGACTGGGCTAAGGATAACCTTAGTGAACAGGAGATTAGTATGTACGATCACGTGATGGAATCTAATGATCCTATCGCTATGTTCTTTGCTATTCGTGCCCTTGGTAACTCGTATGAGAATGCTGTTGGTACTGATGGTGAGCTGCTGACTGGTACTGCCTCTAGCAATCCGCGTGATGTCTTCCGTAGTCAAGCTGAGGTAATGGAAGCAATGAGTGATCCTCGTTATGATGCTGACCCTGCCTACCGCCAAGATGTATTCGATAAGCTCGAACGATCACCGGTACAATTCTAAAGCTATGTCACTTGGAAAACGTATGCTCAAGAACATCAAAAAAAATCCTATGATGTTCAAAGATTTTGGAGCAGCTGCTTATATGGCGACCAATCCTGAAAAGACCAAAGCCATGTACAGTGGTAAGGATTACGAAGGCTCTGGCGATAACAGTGCAAAAGATATGAAAACCTTTCGTCGTATCATGAAATCACTTGGTTATGGTTATGGAGATAAAGACTGATGCCTTACAGTAAATACTCTCCCAAACAGAAAGGTCTGGCAGCGATGTCAGGTAACCCTAAAAAAATTGAAGCATCTGATCTGAAGATCCTTCACAAAGTAAAAGGTAAAAAGAAGAAGTGATGGCTCATTCTAAATCTACCAAAGGTCAATCTTGCGGAGGCAAGAAAGGTGGCTCGAAAAAACGTTAGTCTAAAAATTGGTAAACACAAATCACGTACTGGTGGCTTGACAAAAGCAGGTCGTGAGAAATACAATAGAGAAACG